TGCCGCGCTTGGTCAAGCTCTATTCGCGCAAGCTCGTTTTCGTTCTCCTCCTGCTCCCTGAATATCTCGTTAAAATCTCTTGGTGATAAGTTTATCGCCATGTTCCTGCCTCCTTTTAATCTAAAAAACAAACAAGCGTTCTAATCGCTTCATCGACTGTTTCATTTACATCGCCGCCGCCTTGCTCGGCTTGCTCGTACATCTCATTGCTTAACGTGTACAGCAAGTTTAATAAATTGCACTTATCTATTAACTTCATTACCCCCGCGCCTCCTCGTGCGCCGCGTTGAAATCTTCTTCAAAGTCGGGCAAGACTTCATCTATTGCCGCGCCCAAAAAATAACATCTGATTAGCACATCGGCATTTTCCGCGCCCTTTTTAACCTCTTCGCCCATGTCCGCGCCCAGCTCTCCGCTATCACTTCGCGCACGTCATCGCATACGGCTTTAAAATAATTATAATCCATTTTTTTAATCTCCTTGCTTCATTATTTTATCAAAAAACATATATACTTCTATTAAAATGCACTTGCTTGCAACCGCCCGATTTGACCGCACTTTCGGTCATCAAGTAAACATTGACACCGTCCGCGCCTGTGTTAATAACCGCCCCCGCGCTTGAAGTGAATTGGGCGCAGTCGTCGGCGCAGCCCCATTCTATCGCTTCGTATTTGCTGTATTTTTTGTGAAAGATTTCAACCATTTCAAAACCGTCAAAAATACCGCTTTCAGCATTTTCAAAATCTTCAAACGCTTTCAGCTCCTGACTGAGGCGCGCTCCCCTCGCGTTGCCGTCAAAATTTTCCCTTGCTTTTTTTGCTTGTGCGGCTAACCCGCCGCGCCGACCGTAATACTTTGCATTTTGCTTGTTAAATTGCATTTATTTAATCTCCTTTAATTTAGTTGACTTTTTTTTCGCCCCCCGTTAGAATTAAAGGCGGCAGAGGGGCGGAGGCTTCTCCCCCCTGCGCCTATTCATTTTTGACCGCTCCCGCGTGGGGCGGTCGTTGCTTTTATTTGGCTACTTCTTTTTTAATCGCACGATACCAACTCCCTTAATCATTCGTTCTTGCCTCCCTTTTAATATTTGCGACGGTCAGGCGTTCCCCGACCTTCGCTTATTTTACCATTTTTCTGCCCCTCCGGCAAGCGTTCTACCATACAACTTTTTTATGGTGACCATAATCACAACGCACAGCGGTCACCCTACCAACATTTACCTATATAGGCAAAAAAATCACAAATTCCAAAATTTATTTTTCCGGCAATGAAAATCCCCCCTTGAAAAACGAGGGTGGGTCATTTTTTTGAGCGTCAAATATTTTCGTTTCGGAGGGGGGTATTATGCCCCCTCCTTTATTCCTGTGTAGCAACAAGGAGTTTATTTATAAGGCTATCACCGTAGCTCTTTAATGCTTCGCTAAGCTTCATTCCTTTTTCTCCTTTACTTCCTTCTCGGGCGGCTTATAACCGTCCTCGCATTCCTTTATTTCGGGATACTCATACGGTATGTAGCAATCGTTGTGCGACACAAACTCTTCGCGCGGACACATGCAGTATTCGTTGCATGAAGACAGCTCGTTACAATCGTCGCAAAAAACAACGTCTCCGCGCCACTCGCAGTCAATTAAGCAACTCTCGCAAAAGTTCTTCATTTCAGTACCTCCTTCATCGGCTCGTCAATTTTACCATTTTTTATGCCCCTTATAGCCCCGCGCAGCTCGTCCACGCTCGCGCAGTTCCCGACATTTATTCCTCGCGCAGCAGCAACCGTTCTGAGCAGCTCGGGCGACGACAGCAACGCTTTATATTTTCCGTAAGTCAAGCCGAGCGCAGCCGCTTCTCCCGTCAACTCGTCCAACGCCGTATGCGCCCTTTTTACCTGCCCGCTGTAAGCCCGTGACGCGGTCAGACTGTCCGTTATTGTTTTTTTACGCATTTTCGTCTCCTCTCTCAATTTCGGCTATTACCTCGAAAAGCGGGTAAATTTGCGCCGGGACTACCATATTGCCTAAACCTCTAAGTCTGTCCACCCTATGGGGACACCTTGTAACCACTCTACCCACGTCGGGTTCAGTTTGCCACCACCGCCCGATTGCATTTTCTTTCGCTCGTCTTCGCTTGTTATCTTCTCGTCTTCTAACTTTTTCAATTTCTTTCTGCTCCCCGAATTGCTCCACCCCGTAGCCATTGGCGTCGGGAATACCGCCATATAGCCAACCTGTTCCGCCAAATTCCCGTTTGGGTGCTTTATCCAGCGTTTCGCCAGACTTTCCAGACTGAAATTGCTCCGCATTGCGTCCGTCGCCGTCGGCGTAAGCCACAATGAACACCCGCTTTCGCTGATGAGGCGCTCCGACGTCGCAAGCTCCCCATATTCCCCATGACACGCTATACCCCAGCGCGGCAAGGTCGGCAAGTATTCGTTTGAAGTATCTCTGATTAGCTCGGGCAAACAAACCGGGCGTATTTTCACCGACGAACCAGCGCGGTTTAATCTCGCCGATACATCTTGCAACCTCTCCCCACAAGTCACGCTCGTCACCATCGCCCTTACCCTTTCCCGCAAGACTGTAAGGCTGGCAGGGAAACCCCGCCGACAACACCGTAATTGCTCCTCTGTCGATTCCGTACTCGGCAAGCCACTCATTTCCAACTGTTCGTATGTCATGTAAATTAGGCACCCCTTTGAAATTTTTTGCCAACACCCTGCTTGCGTACTCGTCCGTCTCGCATTGGGCTATCGTCCTGAACCCCGCCCACTCCGTCGCAAGGTCTATCCCGCCTATGCCACTGCACAGGCTCATGTGCGTAAGCTCCATTTTTCAAAATCCTCTCTTCGCGTTTCACGCCTTTATTTGCCGCTATTTCCGTCAAAACCGTTTTCCTCGATACATTTATCGAAAAAGACGTTTTCGCCGCTCTCATGTCCGTTTCTGCCCGCCAAACACGATTGTATGTACTTTTCCCGCACCGACCTTATTATCCCGCTCACCGTCTGCGGGCTTTTCCCAATGCGCCGCGCCACCCTGCTCTTACTGTGCCCCGCAAGCAGTCTTATGACTACCCCGCGCTCCTCCGCGTCGCAGCACTCCAATATCCGCTTGACGCGCAGCCTTGCGTCCGCCCGCCTCTCCGTCGCGTCCGCCTCCGTGCTCGGAAGCTCGCTCGTGTCCTCGTCCTGCGCTACCGTCCGCGCCCTCTCCGCCTTCTGCCGCCTCATGTACTTCACCACGTAATACTTGACGTTCGTATACGCATACGTTTCCCACTTGCCCCGCTCCGGCTCATATCTCTCCAAGCACTTACACATGTACAACATTGCCGCCTGTCTTAAATCGTTGTCATACCCTACGCCGTAGTATTTGAGAACGTCGTTCACTATCCATTGCGATTTTTCTACAAGTCCCTGTTGCTCGGCGGTCAGTCTCATGCGCTTGCGCCCTTCTCCCCTCTCGCTATATCTTCACGTCGTCAAGGTTATCAAACAGCGCGTTCAACTCTTCGCTGCTGTACTCCCTTTCCGTTCCCGTCTTTCGTGCACGCTTACCGTCGCTCTTCTCCGCGCGTCCGTTTCCGCCCGCTGCTCTGTCCTGCTCCTTACCCAGCCACGAAGTCACGAACCTCATCATGCCGTGCTCCGTCTTCCTGTTGCGCGGATTCCCCAACAGCCACCCCTGCATTTTACGCAGCTCCTGCTCGATGTCCACTGCCGGGTATAGCGGCGCAAGCTCGTCCACCATGTCCTGCGTCACACTAAAATTTCGTCCGTTACACATAATGAGATTTTGCACCGTTTTTGCCGGCGTCGGCGTTTCGGACGACGCATATATATTTCTTTTATTTTCTTTTATTTTCTTTTCTTTTCTTTTGTCGCATTCTGCATACAGACTGTCTGCATTTTTGAAAAAAATGTTTACATTTTTGCCGTTTTTGTCTGCATTTTGGATAAAAGTGTATACAACGTCAAGGGCGTAGTCTTTATTAAAAACGACCTCTGTGTTTCTCTTCGTTGCGGTCAGGAACGTTTCTTGAATCCGCCTGCTTGTTAATATTCGATACTTCTCGAACATCGTCGATTCGAATACTCCACGCCTTATGCAACAAGATACTATTTCGGACAGGAGCGACCGACCCACCGCAGATAAGCAGTAATCTCGCATGAACAAGAGCTCCGTGTCTATATCCCATTTCATGTAGTAGCCGCGCGCATATATCGCTTGGTGCAGTTTTATAACTACCGCAAATCCTTCTATACCGAACTCGGCTTCTACAAGTTTTACACTATCGTCCAAATCAACAGGCAACGGAAATGTTCTTAATCCATGCTTCATTTCGCGTTTGCACTCCCGATTGTGTAAATTTTTGTTTATTTTCGTCCTTTAAAAAGGCAACTCAGTGTCGTCGTCAAGCAACGGCAGCTTGTCTATTGGCGACCTCTTTTTCGACTGCCCTATGGGCTTTATTTTGTCGCCCTCTTCGTTCTCGTCTTCGCCCGGTCCCGAACCCGCAAACTCGAAGTCCTCTATGGTAAGCTCCCACACCGTGCGCTTTTTCCCGTCGCCGTCCTCGTATTGGCGGCTGTGCATTGACCCCGACGCTATTATCTGGCTTCCCTTGCCCGTGTACTTGGCAAGCATTTCCGCTTTATCTCGCCATGCCGTGCAGAGAAAAAAATCCGTCGTATAATTGCCGTCCCTGTCTTTCATTTTCGAGCGGGACGCAAGCCTGAATTTACAAAAAGTAAGCCCGCTTGCCGTTTCGCCCATTTCCACGTCGGCAGTCAGCCTGCCCAAAACAGTTATCTTATTCATTTGACGCTCCTAAGAAGACGCTTAGCGCCGCCCTGCATGGTTAGGTCGCGAGGGCTTGTCCCCGTCGCCTCTGTGTAGTTCTTTACGTCCCACAGCGTTTTAAGCCCCAACCTGCGGCACGTCTCGCAAAATCTCAAAAACTCCGTATATGTCATTTCTTTTCTCCCAATAACTCCAATACGTATTGCCCCGCTTCTTCGGGAGCACAGAACAGGAATATTACGCCGTACCGGCTTTCCATTGTCCGCATAGCCTTGCCGAGCGGCTCGCCCTTGACCAGCGTTCTCGGCTCGCCCCGCTTTGCGCCGTAGCGGAACTTCGGAGCTTCCCAATGCCGCAAGTCTTCGGGACAGGCAATCGACTTGCCGCTGCACTCGTTTTGTTGGATTAGAACGTACAATTGCGTCCCCGTCTCCTGCGCCCGTCTCAGCTCCTCCCGAAACCGCGCATGCTCCGCTCCGCATATGTTTCCGGCTATCTCTACTACGTCCTGCTTTATGTCAATGCTTACGCGCCTGTCGGTCGGCAGCGTGTAGTCGCCGACGTACACCTTATCCCGGATTATCTTCACGCCGCTTTGGCGCAAGTATTCCTCGATGTTCCTGTGCTTCCCGCGTTTCTCGCGCGTGTCCTGCACTACGTGCGTTATTTTCATGATTCAATCTTCTTTAATATCTTGGATAAGAATTCGTCGAAAAGCTCTTTAAGGTCCTTTTCTGGCTCTTTTTCGCTGGTTTTTGACGTTTCTTCTGCTTTTGCTTTTTCAAACATGTCGCTTACCGCATCCCTCGCCCTAGAAATTGCGATAGTGGGATTCCTTACTGACAGCTCGTACTCCAATAACTGCAAGTCCGTATATGTAGATAAAAGCGTTGTACGGTCGCAATCTATTAAAACTATGCGACTTGATTGCAGCATTTTTTTGTCGTTGATTGCGGCAAAAACACAGTTGGTCTCCGCGTCCATCATCACTTCGTCTGTGTCAAGGTTGACAATCTTGATTCTATATGCCATTTTCCTCTTCTCCTTTTGTCTCGTCTTGCAACCCAAAATGTATTTTTGCAAGCTCTATTAAGAGCTTATATTCTTTGCCAAAGATATTTTCCCCATGCTCCTTTTCCACTATCCCGGCAAATTCTTCAAGCGTCCCCATAAAGCAACCGCAAGTCACGGTAATACCATTATCTTCATTTCGGAACATTGTCGTAGTGGCATGTCTGGAACCAATACTAGAGCACCAAAAAATATTAGCGTTGTCGCATACCTTAGCGTCGCCGCACACCTCAGCGTTGCCGTACACCTTAGCGTTGTCGCACACCCTAGCGTTGCCGTACACCCTAGCGTTGTTGCATACCTTAGCGTCGCCGCACACCCTAGCGTCGCCGCACACCCATGCGTTGTCGCGCACCCATGCGTTGTCGCACACCCTAGCGTCGCCGTACACCTCAGCGTTGTCGCACACCCTAGCGTCGCCGTACACCTTAGCGTTGCCGTACACCCCAGCGTTGCCGTACAACTCAGCGTTGCCGTACAACTCAGCGTTGCCGTACACCCTAGCGTTGTCGCGCACCCTAGCGTTGTCGTACACGCTAGCGTTGTCGCACACCCATGCGTTGCCCATATTTGAAAGATTTTGCTTCGTTTCAACAAATCCCCCCAAGTCTCCTATTTTCACATCGGCAAACGCCCTAAGAGCACGTATGCGGTACACCTTTATCTTTTGCAACCAGCCTTCTCTCAAAGTTTCTATTTCTTTAAATTCTTCGGTCAATTCATACTTTTCGTTCACTGCTCGTCTCCTCCCGCTCTGTCGTATACTCTCACATACGCCTTTTTCTGAACGCACTTCGCGTACTTCTCGAAAAGCGCGGGCTGCTCCCGCCTCAGCTTCGTTCCGTCAACCTGAAAGCTCGTCGTCGCAGGAACATAGCTTATCTTGATTAAGCCGTTGGGCGAAGTCCACGAGTTTATGCCCTGCGCCTCGAAAGCGGCACACAACACCTCTCTCAACGCCCTCGCTTCCGCCATAGCAGCCTCTTCCTGCCGTTTAAGGGCAATCAGCTGCGCCTCGACTTTCTCCGCCCTAAGGGCTGTTTCCGCGTCTATAACGAGCAGTGGGCGCATGTAGCGTTCGCCCTTGAACTCCGCTTCCAACAGCTTCTCTATCTCGCCGTCGGGCACGCGCTCGATTTCTACAACGCTCATTTCCTGCGTTTTCTTGTCATAGTGCCAGCAGTAGAACTTTGCAGCCCCTTTCCAATTGAGCGGACGGTCGTTCACCGTCTCTTTCCCTAACTTTCGCGCCATGTAGTCCAACAGCGACACCTGCCACGACACGCTTTCCTTATTAAGCGACGTTGTCGTCTTGTGGTCGCCCATTATGGGCGTTCCGTCTTTCAGGTAGCCGAGCAGGTCGCACGTCCCCGCAATCACAAGGTCTTTCGCGTACTCATACGCAAGCATTTGCTCCGCTACCGCACAATCGAGGTTGGTTCTCGCCCATTCGGCAAATTCTTCTCCCGCCGGCGTTATAGGCTCGTAAACAACCCCGCTTACGAAGTTCTCGATGTCCTTATGGATTGTTTTCCCGTATTCCGCCGCGTCGGTCAGCGTCGCCTTATCTACGCCGTCGTAATTGGGCGACAGCCCGTGCTTAGCCAACAGCTCCGTCACGGAGATATGGGCGATGTCGCCGTTCACCGCATATGTATGGGTTTGTTTATCGAAGGTGATTATCATGACTTCCCGCCCCCTTCTTCTATTACTCTGTTCCTGAGCGATTCCGTCATTTCAAAGGCTGTTCCGAGCCTTATTTCGCCGCTCGCATACCGCGCTTCTATCTCTTTAAGCTCCTGCAATTCCGCGTCCGTCGCGCCTAATCTCTTTAAATCCCAATACGTCAAGGTTTCAGTCTCGCCCATTATGCCGTCGCCGCCTCCTCTTTCTTTTGCGCGTTCTTGACGAGCGCGGCTTCCTTTGACTTAATCACGAACTCCGCTTGCTTTGCAGTAAGGGCTTCGAGTTCGTTGACTCCGAACTGTACTTTAATGCCCGAAAGCTTCACGCCGAGTTCGTTCATGCGCGCCACCTGCTCGGGAGTGCAAAGCTCTTCAATCTCGGCGGGTAAGTCCTCGCCCGCATAAATATACAATCCAAGTCCGAACATCGCGATATTCTTAACAAGGCAGCGCATTATGGTCTTGTTGATGTCAAACGCCGTTGCCGCCTCTACCGTCTTTTCATAGGCGGCGTTCCCTTTTCCGACGACGTATGTGTACGGGTGTCTTTTCATCGCCTTGTTCGCGCCGTCCATTACCGGCAGCCACATTTCATACGTCTGTCCCAACGCCGTTATGCTCGTCCAACATATATAGCCCAAGTCGTCGCCGCAGTCCATATATGGGCGTAGCTGCCCGTTCTCGTCGGGAAATTTCTTAATCTCATAGGTCGCGTCGGGGCATATACGCTTAAACTCCTGCCATGCCCACGCCCACGATAGGTAGGTCAGCCCGTTTTTTGCCTCCGTGCGGCTGTTTACGTTCATCTGAACAAGCTCGTTAAACAGCTCTTCCGATGTTTGGGGGATTGTTTTGCTCATCTTTTTTTATCTCCTTTGACGCCTCGCGCCTCTTGATTTTCTGTTACTGCTACTCCGCAAGCGTATACACCGCAAAGCTCGTAGGCTTGTTATAGCGGTTTTTCGCCGTCCTCATCGTCGTTTTTATGGCATAGCCCTTTCTCTTCAACTCCGACACCCGCGACGCAAGACGCATTACTCCCAAGTCCTTTAACGCGTCAAGCTGCGTTATTTCTCCAAAATCTTTTAAGTAGTCCAATATCATGTCGCATTGGGTAGGATTACTGTTGTTCTGCATTTTTCTTGTGCCTCTCGATTTTTTCTTCGAGCAGCTGCGCAAGCAGCTTGTTCGCCTCTTCCGCTCGCCCGTTCTTGTACAGCGTCATCTCGTTACGCTCGCACAGAAGCTCGATTACCACGCTTACGATTGTGGCGACCGCCTCGTTTAGCTTTATTCGCGCTTGGTCTCTCGCCCTCTTCTCCTCTTTCAGCTCCGCTATTATCTGCTCTCTGAGGGCTGCATATTCTTCTTTGCTTATCATGGGGTTTCCTCCTTTATTTGTAACCGTTTTGGTTATTATATAGCAATTATAACCACCATTTTGGTTGTTGTCAAGACTTTTGCAACCATTTTGGTTATATTTTTTTTATGAAAGATAACATTCTTGGCAGGCGTTTAAACGAATTACGCCTTTCTAAATCACTTAAAATTAAAGATATAGCTTTGGAAATAGGGCTAAGCCCAATGGCTTATAACCACTACGAGTGGGGCGACCGCGAACCGTCCATTGATGTTTTGAATAAGCTTTGCGACTATTTTGACGTTTCTTCCGATTACCTCATCGGGCGCACCGATAGTTATTGAACCGTCAATATCGCTGCTCTTACAAGCTCCTCAACCGTCACATCATACAGTTCGGAAAGCGTCGACACTTGCTCTATATTGAGCCGTCTGTCTCCGTTCTCGTACCTATACATTGCCTGAGTAGTAACAGCAAGCCTTTCGGCTACCTCCGCGCAAGTCTTCCCGGACTGCGCTCTCAATTCTTTTAGTGTCATAATCTAACTTCCTTCGAGGTAAAAAATGAAATTGCAAATGCCCCAAAAATGCCCTTATTGCGGGAAAGATTTTTCTTTTTCAAGAACTTCCCACTTTGCAAAAAACAAAAACGGAGCCATTTATTTTAGAATTGACGAACTACTTTGCAATCATTGTGGCGAAATTTCTATTGCAGTCTCCGACAAAGTAGATAATCCAAATGTTTTCGTCAATTTTTATCCCAACCAGACAAAATCCCCGCTCTTTAAAGAGATTGACGAGTTCTCCCCAGAAACTGCCAACGTATATATGCAAGTTTTAGCAGCTCGAAACAACGGTCTGACTAGACTTATGGGAATAGGATTGAGAATTGCCTTAGAAACTCTTGTTACCGATTATCTCTTAAAAATTAAGAAAATGTCCGAAAGCGAGGTTTCTAAATTAACGCTAAGCAAACGCATTGCGTTATTAGAAAATTGGTACTACTTAGTCGATTACGCCAATATAGCCAGAAAATTTGGTAATGATGAAATTCATTTTTTCAAAAACACTCACATTGATTTTGAAGAGGCGCATGACGCTTTTATAAAAGTCTGTGTCGGCATTATGTTTTTGCTGCTACACGACAAAGAGCAAAAAATTGAAACGCCTCCCAACATAGACTTTAATTAACACTCCGCCACGTAGTGCCAGCAGCCTTCGTTTGTGTTGCACTTGGAGGGCGGGTAGTCTTTCATGTTTATCTCCCACCTCGACGCTAAGCCCGTATACGGTAGCTTGGCGTCTACTTCCTCTTTACGCCGCTTCATCTCATCGGGCGAAAGATTGCAGCATATCCGCATTTGGCACAGCCATTCTTCCATTAGCTCTATCTTGATTTCTTTTTCTTCGTTCACGGCTTACTCCTCGTCGGCGATTTTGCAAATCTTAAATTCATACCCCAGCGCGTTCATAACCCGCTCTGCCTTGTCTACCGTCGGCATGTGCCCGTAATAAAGCCAATTCTCAATCGTCCTCACTTTTACCCCGGACGCTTTTGAAAGTTTGACGTGCGTCATTTTCGCGTTCCTGATACGCTCGATTATTAAATCCTGTATTTTCATTTCCATTTTCATTGACCTGCCACTTTTTGTGGTGCTATAATGGTTATTGCCCCGCGCCCAACAGGCGACTATGCCACCTGCTGGGCAAAATGCTTGGGGCAAAGGAGCTGATTGCATGCGAAGCAATTTTTTCTTTGCCCGTTCCGAAACGTCTCATCGGACGCGTTGTAGCTAATGGGCTAACAAGCAAAAGCGGAACCCTGAACCGCTTATAAGTACAACGCTACTTCAAGAAAAAGTGTTCTTTGAGCAACACTTCCCACAAAAATGGAAGCCTTGACACAAGCCGCGAAAGGTGGAGACACCTTTCCAAGGGGCACCCCATGTTGGGCGCAGAGTAGTTTCGGTAAACAAATTAGGGCAAACCGTCGCAGCCGCTCAAAGGACTGCGGCGTTTTGTTTTAGGCGCCTGATTGACACCCACGCCCGACAATAGAACCAAAAATTATTGATTGCCCCTTTGGCTCGTAATGAGCCGCATTCAAACACATCAAGGAGGATAGTGTAATGACGAGTTTAAAAACGCTCTATTGTCGGGGGTGTGCGGCAATCCTTCGCCCGCACTTGACTTGCACAACTAAGTTGTTGTATTATGTTTAGATAAAAGTTCAATCAATCTATAACATCATATTTGATGTTATAAGCATTATTGCATACATCATTTGTGATGTCAAGCATTTTGGAGCACTTTATGAATTTAATTTCCCAAATACGCGCTGAACGTAACCTGACACAAAGACAACTTGCCGAATTGGTCGGAATAACCTACCAATCATTACAGCGTTACGAAAACGGAAGCGTTATACCGTCTGCCGTAATGGCAATTCGGATTGCGAAAGTCCTAAATGTTACAGTCGAGGACTTGTTTCCTTTATCCTGAACTTTCATAAAGGTATTCAACTGTCGTTTCAAGGATTTTTGCAATTCTCACTGCCATAACCGCCGTAGGAATTACTTTGCCGCATTCGTATCTCTGATAAGATTGACACGTTAATCCTGCCGCTTCCGCTACCTGCTTTTGCGTAAGTAACAGCTCCTTACGCCGAGTTTTCAGTCTGTTCATTTCTTTAATCCACTAAATCGCTTATCTTGCAGTTAAGCGCAGTCGCTATTTTAGTTAGCGTCTCGCGCGTCGGATTGCCTATGCCGTTTTCGTAGCTCGACAACGCTTTCCTGCTCACCATCGACTTTTTAGCCAATTCGTCTTGTGTAATATGGTTTTGTTTTCTTAATTCTCTTATCTTGTTCATTTTCTTCCTGTTTTGCGTAATATTTGACGCACATCTGTCAAAATAAATGCCGTTTTTTGCGGCACGTGTTTGTTATTTCCTGCAAATGTTATTCTTTTCTTTCGTAGTCAATAATCTGGCTATCAATCTGTTTTAGGCGCGCTGCAATAGTGCTTTCTTTTGCTCTATAAAATACAAGCAGGTCTGACATACGCTTTGCCGTATCTTGCAGTGTCTGGATATCAGCCCTTATCTGCTGTATCTTAGCCAATAACCGCCCCCTCTCTTTCATTATTTTGTCAACGCTTTTTCTACGGCGGACTGTACTTTCATCTTTGAAACATTTCGCAGATGTCAAAGCAAAAATAAGCAATGCCCCCGACAATCCTACTGCAAGAACAAACGCAATCCACAGACTTATTATCTCTTCACTCATTATTTTATCAATCCCCTGTCTTTCAACGCTTTAAACATTTCTTCATTTTGCTCAGGTGATTGCACAATAAATCCTGAAACTCCCCTAAAAACAATTGAGATAATTTCCGAGAGAAGCAAAATTGTGCTCAATCCCCCAGTATAAGGGTATGAATTTATAAACTTTCGCAATAGTCTTTCCAACTCTCGAAAATCTTCGTCTTTCTTTCTGTATTTTTTCAGAAGCGCGTTGACTTCTTTCGGAGCTGTAAACTTGTACCCACCTATGACAAAAATTGAGTTGCCATTTTCGCCTTGCATTGGATATTCTTCTACGTTTACTACTGGTTCCTTAATCATCTGTTATAGATTTCTCCCTATCGCTGTGCCTATATTATCACGGTCGTTTTTCCCTTGTCAAGCGTTTGCGTAATATTTGACGCATTTTTTTTTATGTTTGTTTTATTTTTTGTTGGACAATATCCGTTTGTGTAATAAAATACACAAGAGAGGTTCTTGTGGAAGATAATAAAAGTAAATTTTCATACGGCAAGGTTTTAAAGAAAATTCGTTACGACCTAAAAATGAGCACACGCGATTTCGCAGAAAAAGTCGGAATCAGTTACGGCTATGTGGCTAAGCTCGAAAAGGAAACTTCCTATCCGGGCAGATTGATTCCCACTATCGATATTCTTTATCAAATATGCGACAAAACCAATTATCCTTTTCGCCAATTCCTTGAAGAAGCGGGTTATATTGCCCCCGTTCCTGCGCCCGAACCGTCCCCTCTCCAACAGATTTATGACAAGTTGGACGCAAATCGCAAAGATATTCTTATGCACACCGCAGAATTATTACTAAATCAAATGGGAGAAGTCACACAATTTCCCGATAATGATAAAATTATTGACAACATTGGGAAAATTAACTGAATTTATGCTATAATTCCCCACTACACACAGGGGGAAATGTTATGGCATACGTTAAGGATAATCTTTTAAACGACCTTTATGAAACTGTTTTAAAATTACTCAGCTCTAAAAAAGATTACGACGATTTTATTTACAAGTCGCCTTTTTCGTTCATTGCGCCTGACAGCGAAATAATTTATAGCGACGACAACCCGTTCCCGCGCAAAATGACTGTTGAGGACTTAATGGAATCGCACGTGCAAGAAGTCGTCGCCGCGCCCGCGCCTGAAACTGAGGTTAAAGAAGTTGATAATTTAGAATCTGAAAATGGGCTTTTGGCATTCACCGAAAAGGAGATTATCCAAATGCCTAAAAACATAAGAAAAACATTTCGCATTCAGGGCAACGCCGTCCATGTGCGAAAAAGGACTGACGGGAGGTATAAATGTTCCTATGAAATAAGGTACTCCAAAAAACCATACGACAAAAACCCCATATCCGTAAGTGCAACGACGTTGGAAGCGGTAAAAGCGCGGTTTATAGAAAAGCTCAACTCTTACATACCACAGAAAACTCCCGCCGCTCCCGTCATTCCGTCCACTTTCGAGGGCTTTTCCGTCTATTGGTTTGATAACTTCCACAAAAGAAAAGTTTGCGTTCGTACTTTCGACCATGACATCAAGCTGTACAAACGCCACGTAAGCAAGTATTTCGGGAAATTTAAAATCAAGGACGTTAATGCCGTCATGCTGCAAACCTTTTTAGACGGCTTTTCCGACCGCCCTAAAACGGCAAAAGACTTGTTCAATCTGCTCAATCAGATATTGACCTACGCCTTAAAACACGGCTTGATTAAGCTAAACCCGTTGGGTATGTGCATAATTAACGGCTACAACCAAAAGCACGGAACGCTAATCACAAAGGCGGAAGAAAAAAGTCTGTTTGACGCGTACAAAGGGACGGCGTGGGAACTGCCGCTTGCTATCGCCTGCTATTGCGGGCTGCGCCCCAATGAATACACCACCGCCACGATTGACGGCGATTTCATTAAGTCGCAAAACAGCAAGCACGGTAAAAATGGCGAGATTGTCTATAAGCGCATTCCCATTACGCCCATGCTGCGCCCGTACTTACAGGGCGTTACCGAATTGAAAATGCCTAACCAACGACAGCTCAACAATCGATTTAAAGCTGTGCTACCCCACCACAGACTTTACGATTTGCGCACGACCTTTCAAACGCGCTGCACAGAGTGCGGCATAAATGAAACCGTCATAGGGCTTTTCATGGGCAACTCAATAGGCAAACTCAAAGCGGCTTACACGGATTTTTCGGACGATTTCTTGCTTAAAGAGGGAGAAAAATTCAGCTATTAAATGGGCTGTACCCCAAAATTTTGAGGTTGTACCCCAAAAAATACCCCAAATTTTTCCCATTACATATTGCTCGTAAAACTACATATTGTACTTTTAAGTGTCGTCAAACCACTACATATTGTGGTTTACGCCCCAACACAGGTAATGGGATTGGGTTCAAGTCCCGTCGCCTCGACCAA